TTAGGCTTTATGGAAGGTGACGAGCTCAGGACGGGCGATGCGCAGGTAATCCTGGGTATCCATAATCACGGATTTCTCCAGCAGGCCGGCGTTAAACGCGATTTCGTCAAAGCGCTCGAACAGCAGCGGGTCGGCAACCAGCGCCAAATCAGGATGGAAGCTAAAGGGCGGGATAGCGCCGAAAACGCAGGCGGTCAGGGCATCGACTTCGGCAGGGCTGGCGAGGGAGGCCTTTAGCCCGCCAAAATGGCTGGCAAGCTGGCTCAGGTCAGCCTGCAGGTCGGCGGCGAGGATCGCCAGAACATGTTTCTTTACGCCGTTTCCCTTCACCTTGCAGACCAGGGCTTTAGCGCCTTGCCGCAGGTCGGTTCCGCGAATTTCACTTACCGCTTCACATTTCCCGACCGCCTCGTGCTCCATGACGCGAAAACGCGCGCCCTGCTCGGTGAGTAAGGTAATGAGCTGCTGGTGGGTTCCTGTTCCAATAACGTCGTCAGTCATAACGATTTTCCCGGTGATAATCCAGTATGCAGGGGTCTACATTAGCACGGGATGAACGGGGTCGAAAGAAAACAGCCAGCGGGTTCGCTGGCTGTGGGATTATGCGTTGCTGGTAGCAGACTGCTTGTGGAACAATTCGATGATTTTTATTTTATTGTTTTATATGGTTATTTTTTCTTCCCCAAATCATCCCCAAAACAAATCCCCAAAACTCATATAACGCCAGCTTATCATTTGGCACTTTCTGAAAGTTATCTATCTTGCTAAATCACAAGTTTGTTCCATTCCAGACCACGATCATCTCCATACATTGTGCTCATCGCTTCAGTTTTATGCCCAAGCAAAGTTTTGACATCAATACCCTGTGCTTTATAGGTTCTAGATGAAAGCGAACGCTGCTCATGAAATGGGGGCAGGGCAATACAATCCTTTGGCCAGTCAATATTTGCTTTATCTCTCGCTTCTTTGAAATATTTAGATATTGTTTTTTCAGGAACGTGAGAACCAGCTTTACCGTAAGCATGATGTTTCACGTGGTGTATCAGATACGGGCTCACAACTCTGTCTCGACACTTGCTGATTACTTCTGAAAGCGTCACGCCAATAGCATCACACCGTAAATTTAAAGGAATAGCTAACTTCATTCCTGTTTTACTCTGGGTTATATGAAGATGGTTATCCCATATATCACTAAACCTCATCGCTACTATGTCTCCAATACGTTGACCAGTCACCAAAGCCAAAAGCATGGAATTCTGAGCACATGGGGGCAATGTTCCTGCGCTTTCATAGATTAGCTTCCATTGTTCGATACTGAGCCTGCTTCGTTTGACCTTTGCTATCGGATTTTTAACTGCTAAAGCAGGATTGTAGCCTGGTTCAACTTCACCAGCATGCTGTGCCTCCTTAAATACGTCGTTAAGCACGCTCCTAATCAGCTGGCCCATTCGATGTTTACCTTCAGACTTATATTCATCAATAATTTTTGCGATTAACTTCGTGTCAACATCTTTTAGACGAACGTTAGGAGCTCTGTCAGCCAGAACTTGAGCACATAACCTCCTAGATTTTACGGTCGGTTTTTTTATTTCTCCGTCACGCATCCTTTCCATCTGAATATCTACGTACCTTTTTATCCAGTCCGCGACTCGAATTCCTTTCTCTTTCTTATCTGTCTTCTTAATAGCCATATCGATAAGAGCGAAGGATTGACGTGTTTCCTGCTCAGATGTTATCCGATTCAACTCCGTAGCAGCAGCTTTCGCTGCCTCTTCATCTGTTCCAAAACCAACAAATGTTCCAGTTACAGGGTGACGATATTGCCAGTAGATTTTTGATGTACGTTTATCCAACTTGCAATACAGGTTAGGTATTTTAACGTTATGCTTTCTGGGGCGAGCTGCCATTTATTGCTTTCTCCACTAACTGGCGAGCCTTGTCTGATAATGATGATGAAATATCAACATTGCTTACCATGCCAATAAAACGAGCGTCCTCATCTATAACCCAGCGCCGACCTTGCTTTAAAGCTGGCGGGAAAGTTTGCTTGGTCTTTGCTATTTTGTTCAATGCTGAGTTGCTTAATGGATATTTGAACCCATTAGGACCCGACGCCCACTCATGAAGTGTTACTAACTGCCCCATACGTTGATCTCCACTTAACCGGCTGCACCCGGCTATCTCTTATAGAAAATGCAAGATGAGCAACCACCACGGAGCCCATCATTGCAGGTACGACATCTTTTTGTTTCGGTGTAATAGAGCTGGTGGACCATCTCCTTCGGCATGAGAACCGGCATAGGCACGCGGATAACCAGCTTTTTGAGCCTGTCGATTTCTCCGGCCAGTTCCAGCAGACGGGAGCGGCAATCCTCTGCCTCCTCGCGCCACCAGGCCACGTCTGCTTTAAGGCGGCGCACGCGCCGCTGTTTTAGTTTGCTCACCATGGCAGCCACCACATACCCTGAAGTGCTCCGATGACCAGCAGCACGAACATCACTGCGTCGAATGGGTTAGGCATCATCCACCTCTGGCTTTTTGAAATTAGCTTCAATGGACTCACCAAGGCGCTTTAACCAATCAGCCAGTTTTAGCGCAGCTTCTTCTGGAGTCTCCTGCCCAGGGAAATCAGTGATGATGATGCTGGCTTGATGATTGCCAAAACCATCCCTGTTTATCACCATTGCCTGCTCAAGCACCGTCTGCTGGTTGCTGTGCTTAACGTAGTAACGCGCCTCAGAGCTTCCAGTACTGCGTTCTTTGACGTAAGAGACAAGCTCCACCTCGGTGGTGATCGTCTTACCGCGCTCCGCCTCAAGACGTTGAACTCGCTTAGCGTAATCGTTCATTGAGCCTCCTGCTGCGGAGCTGCTGAACCATGACCAAGACCTTCATCGGTGAATGAGATAATCACTTTTGTCGGATCAGCGCACTGCGGAGATTCTCCATTCCGGAAAATAACAAAACTTCTGCCATGGATTTCAGCCATCTTCTCAGCTTTGGCTTGCCAATCCGGAATCACTGGAGAGTTGCCATCGGCACCCTGAAGCATGGAGGCGAACGCATTCATGCCTGCATCATGCTCCGCACGCTGTTCTGGTGTCATAGCTTCAAGTTCTGCGTAATACTCAGCGCGACGCTGTAATGCTCCAGGCATTGTTCTGGTAGGAACGCCCTTGCCAAATCGCATGCCAGGCTCCAGCACCACCGGACACGGCAAGGTTTCTGGGTAATCAGGAACAGATACCGTCGTTGGCGGTTCTGCATAAAGCGCCTGACAACTCCACCCGGACCAGTGAGCACCTTCAGCTCTCTCATCATCCTCAGGGCGAACAAGCGTTACTTCGCTCGGATGTTTCCTGTGTGACCACAGCCATGCTACGGGGTCAGCTTTTTCTGGCGCTGGCGGGGTGGCGTAAAGCGGGAATGCCCCATTTATGCTTGGACTGCACTGGTCGATCAGTTCCTCGTCATCCGCCTCGAATCTCCCGAAGTAACCGACAGGCTCCGCTTCGAGCGATGCCAGCGCGATACGAGCCAACTCCACTACATCATCGTGCGTATAGCATTTTTCGCCGCTGGCGATGCCTGCAACGCGTTCTATGGTAATAGTGCTCATGGGCGAATCTCCGTTCTTCCGCCAAGTAAGCGAATTGCCACCCTTTCCCGTAGAGTAAGCGGTCTATGATGTCCGCGCGCATTAACAATTTCAGGCTTTCCATTCGGCGGATAATTAACCCTGACTGATTGACCATCCAGCGCGTGAGAAGCTTCAAGCAACGCAGACTTTAAGTGCGCAGGGCACTCTCTCTGCACCTTCTCGCCGTCAGAAATTACACCTGCAATGCCCTGAAGCATGCTGGCTAAATTGCTGAGATAATTTTTCACGTTCACTCTCCTTTGCCGGCTGCGGCTGTAATCATCGCTGCACGCGCCTGAATATCGTCTTTTGCTATGCTTTCCCACTTATCACCATATTTCAGGTACAGGTCGAGGAACCAATAGATAACTGCTGCCTGCTCATATTCAGCTTTTCTACGAATATTCTGACCATTTTTACGAAGCAGTTCGGCAAGATGGGTGCAGGTGAAGTTCGGGCGTCCAAGGATAGCTATTAGATCATCATTCAGAGGCGGAAGCGCAAAGAACTCGCCAGACAGCTCAGCAATCCGCTTCTCTGCGGCTTCCCTCTCGGCGCGCAACCGACCAACCGTAAGCATCAGGCCTTCATTTTCAGCGTCGCGGTCTTTGGCATATTTCTCTTTGGCTTCCAGCTCATCCAGCAGCGCACGAATTACATCAGCCGCTTTCTGGCACTGGTCAACAATGCTAAAGTCACAACCAGTATCGAAACCGTCCTCAGTTTCAAAGCGGAGCTCTACAGAGTCGCCATCGATATCAGATGGCTCGAACCCGGCGATATTTTCCAGAATGCTGATAGTGCTTTCTGCGCTATCACGTAATGCGCGTTTGTCGATGTTGCTCATTGGGCGGCCTCCTCGCAAACGTGCATTTCTGGCTCATCTGCCTTGTAATAACCGCCGCAGATTGTGCATGGCACCATAGGGACTTCGTCGTAATTAGAGGTTCCAGTAATCATGACTGCACTCCTTTGCGAAGCTGGGCGGCTATGGCTTTGTGCTCATCTATAATTTGCGATGCTTCTGCATGGGCCAATCCTTCGAGAGAGATAACACCTGTGTCGCTTATACCTGCCAGGCTGATCAGCTCTACAAGACGACGCGCTTTCTTAACGCTAATTTCTGGCGCTATAACGCTGCGGGTGACTTTCTTCTTACCTCTAGCAGCAGAAGCTTTGTCCTTCTGAAGAACCTCACCTGCCTTTTCACCGAACTCTTTTACGCGTTCAACGGCCACATCTACGGACACGGTTCCGGATTTAACTTCTTTCTGAACGTCGTGGTTAGCTGTGCTAAGGAGCAGGAGCTTTTCGACAGTAGGAACAGACTTGTTGACCAGCTTTGCGATCTCGCTGGTGGTCTGATTGAAGGCGTTATGCAGTTCCTGAATAACTGCAGCCTGCTCCATATCTGAGAGCGGAAGCTGGTTGTTACTGGTCATGATGCGCGCCAGGCGCTGCACATCGTTACCGTTGAACGGCATGATGTGGATGCGGTCTACAGGTTTGCCAGCTTCAGCACAGCGTGCATAGCAGCGACGACGGCGGTGACCTTCAACAACCCAAACACCACCTTCATCACGTGCGATAACTTCCAACGGTGGAACTGATCCGCCGTTCATCAGATATTTGAACAGGTCATCATCTGCCTGGCGGGTGCGTTCATCGTCTTCACGCTTATTGAAACCTTCACGAACGTGGATATCGGAAAGCGCGATAAACATACCGGTATCGGTGCGCTTTATTACACCGGCCTTGGTCATTTGCTTGAATGAGTTAGCCATCAGAGAGAAACCTCGTTATTCAGGGAAATGACAACACGAGGCAGCTCACGGAGTTCTCGCTGAGCTTCCAGCAGGTGCATGTTGGTAGGCGTTTTGGTGTGGCGCTCTTC